AGCGTTGCACAACCGTTTTTTAGCTTAATCATGACAAAAACACGACATACTATCGTCCTCAAATAGATCCAACATCTTAGGATTTTTTGCCTCCTCAACGAGCTCAATGTAGGGCGGCCTGTCAGATCGAAAGGTTGCGCCAGACTCATTACCGAATCTATTCTCCTGGGCAATCCACCAATCTGCTAGATCAGGTCGTTCCTTCATCAAGGCATTGAGAGTTTTGCGTCCCTTCAAGAAACACAAGTCACAATTACCAGCTACTGTTTGACCATTGATTGTCGGTAAACTCAGATCAAAGTTAGCTTTCTGCCAAAATTCTAATACCTCATCTATCCCATGCTTTGCTTCATACATAGGCATGTAGTTATCCCAACGCTCCTTAGTCGAAGCATTACGCGATGAGGCTACACGCTTCGGCTCGTCATGTCGCAAACCAAGGATATTGTCCCAGTGTTTGTAGCCTTGAACCTTCCACATAAAATCTTTCATTCTTCTAATCTTCATCTCGGCTGTGCAAAATCTAGCTACTGGGTTAGGTAGATACGCCCTTCTATCTAACAAAGCAGCGAAGGGCTCACCATTTCTAGAAGCTGACTCATAGTTCACTATTTTTGTACGATATATCGGCCGTTCTTCACCTATCTCTAGCTCTAACCAATTGATCTTGACGCCCCAATGTTCGCCACAATCTCTGACAAAATCCAAAGTTTCAGGCATTTCTTTACCAGTGTTTGCAAAAGTTATGTGCACATCTTCTGGGAGGACACCATCGTGAGCATCTACTATCTGCTTCAACATGAAGCCAGACGTTCTACCACCAGAGAAACTAATCAATGCGGGGCCTTCTATCTTGTATGGGTTTCTCATTGACTCTCCATATTACTCAAGATATGTGAGATCACACTGACTGTCCAACCATTACCCAACATCTTATATCTTTGTGTCTTTGATACATGATCAGTGTAATTGTCTGGGACTGTCTGCAATCTTTCGCATTCCAAGGGCGTCAGTTTCCGCCAAGTTAAATCACTGTGTTCGCCAACATTTGTTCTGTCAGCAAAAGACTCTGTCAAAGCATGTGACTTACCATCTTTGTGAAAGACTCTGTCTTGTATGTAAGGTTGTCTGCCACTAGCTTTTTTACTAGGATTTATCTGATTAGTTTTTTCTGATACCACAATACTATCTTTGCCTACTGTAGTTATTGCATTTGCTTTATCGTCTTTTCTCATTTCTAACATTTGTTTTGTTTTGTTAGCTACCGAGTTGCCATTTTTATCCATGCGTTTGCCTTTATCATCGTAAGCTCTACCGCGAAAAGCACCTCCAGAAACTACCTTGGGTTCACGATTACCGCCACCCATAGTATTCAAAGTAGGCGACTTACCATCTGGGCTATACACTCTTTTTAAAATGTCATGACCATTAATATCTGATGCTATACCTACTTGTTTGGGTGTAGTTTGTACTCCAGTCATGCCATAAGTATTCCAACCTTTCCAATCTCTAGCTAATAAAGCAGTGCCTTTCTGTATATTTTCTTTAAATGCTTCTCTACCACCATTGCCAACCAAATCTGCTTGACTTTCGTCTTCTAAAACATCTCTCAATACTATGCCCAGATCGTCTGGCTGTTCAACATTAGGTATGTTTGTCCAATAATATCTTTGTCTAGATTGTGCTGATACCAAAGCACTATTAATTAATATCGGTTCAATCTTGCCACCAAATAAATCTTTACCTTGAAACTCTGGATAACAAGCTGATACTTGATCGGTAATGACTTCCAGAAATTCTTTCTTCATCTTGACGTTCTCAAGTAAAAAATACTTTGGCTTGATCTCTTTCAACAATCTAATAAATTCAAAGAACAACGCTGAACGCGGATCACCAAAAGCCAACTGCTTACCAGCAAAACTAAAGCCTTGGCAAGGACTACCAGCTAAAATTAAATCTATGTCTTGATAATCTTCTGCTTTTAAATTACAGACATCGCCAACTTGTATTGTTTCTGGGAAGTTTGCTTGAGTAACTTGTATCGCATACTTATCTATCTCACTTGCGTAATACTTATCGACTTTGATGCCGAGTCTATTCAGTGCCAACTGACCACAACTCATGCCATCGAATAAACTTAAAACTTTCATATACAAATTGTACCAATCATTCCCAAGGTTTCCTACCCTTGTTATCAAATCGATAATGCCAAGTTTGTTTTCCAGGGATAGCATGAGTCTTAACTATATCGCCTAAATACTTTTGCACATGACTAACCGCGTATCTTGCAGCTCGTTCGCCACTAGGTAAATTGTTTTCTTTCAACGCTTGTCTTGCCAAGATCTCTAACTCTTGTCTTGTATAGAAAGTAATTCTATCCATTGCATCAGCTACCTTCTGAGCAATATCTACTTCATCTGGACCCTCGTCAAAATCAACCATGTCCCATGTTCCTTTTTCAAAATCAAATCTAGCCAAGTGTGTATCTGGCTCCCTTGCGTTTCTTGCTTCATAGAACATCGTTACATTTGGCTTTTGTCCCATGAGTTTGATACCAGAATCCATCCACCCAGCAAAAGCAGAACCACCACGTGCTGACATAAACGAAGCGTCGTCGGCTCTTTCTTTACCAGTATGATGTGCGATGATTACTGCAACACCAAAGAGTTCAATCAAACGATCTACTCTAGATAATAAATTATGTATCTCTTGGTTGCTGTTCTCTTCGCCATCAAAAAAATTAATGATAGGGTCAATCATCACAATATCTGGCTGATGATATTCAATACTTCTAGCGATGCCATCAATATCTTTATCTCTCATTAAATTCTTTCTCAATCTACCAGTCGGTATCAAGTTAGCATGTCCCATCGCCATCAAGTCTGGGTCATGCATGTAAGGTTGGTAGTAAGTATCGATTCTATTTTTTAAGAACTCTTGGATAATCTCTGCTTGCAACCACATAACTTTACAAGGACGCGTAAAAGGTTTGCCCATAAATGATTGTCCAGTTGTGGCTGCCGCAGCAAAACCGCCAAGCCAATGCGACTTACCTATCTTGGGTTTACCAATCAACAAACATCTAGATTGTTCAAAGATAAAACAATCACCCCAAAACTGACCAATAGAACTAGGCTCCAAGCCAGTCCAGAACTCATCGTTGTAAGGTTTTAAACCTAGTGGGTCTGTTAAATCATCTTTACGCTTTTGGTCGATGATAGGATCTTCTTGATCCATAATCTCTTTGAGTTCATCTTTTAAATCTATCTCCCATTCACTAGTTTTCCATTCTAAGATACCAGCATCCGTATCTTCTGGGTGTCGTTTGATATGTCCTTGGGTAATCGACATACATGTTTGCAATACTTCTGGAAAGGGTAAAGGTTGTTGCAAAGTTTGATTCCAATCAAAACATTTAATCAAGACTTCACGATAACCCCAACCTTCTTTAATCCATTTACCAATCAATCTAGCCAAGGTATCGTTTCTTTGACCAACATCTACTGGGTCAGCAGTGAGTTTGTTTTTATTATCTAGAATCGAAGTAACCTTATCCGATTGATTGTAATCATGTATGTTGTTCAAGTCTTCCATATTAAGCATCGGCAAATCATCGATGTCGTTCACGACCAAGCCAGCTGCTGTTTCAAAAAAATATTTAGTAGAAGGTGAAACCATAACGTAACCACCTTCGCCTCTGACATCTAATTTACCAGTCATGTTTCTGACATTCAGACCTTCATTGACTTGATAAAAATAATGATAGCCACCGCGAGGAGTCTTCTGTTTAAGAGGCGATCTAGTTACTTGACCAGATTCTACGAACTTGACCGCCTCTTCGCTATCGCAATCTAGGACAACAAAAGTTATCCCAGTGATAGCAGCCCAGTTGGCTCCCGGATATCGAGCCAACCACTCTCTTAATTCTTCTTGCGTGGGTTGTCTTCTTTGATAAGTTTCCCATCTGACTCTGGGTGTCTTTGCCCATTTTGCACTGAGCTTGTCATCGTCTTCAAACGGATGACGCTTTCTAAAGTATTCTGGGATAGCTTCGTTTCGAGAACCACAAGGTATTAAATGAAAGCCTTCTTCCCAGAAAGACCAAATCATCTCTTGTCTGGCTTCCTCGGAAATATTTTCCCAAGATTTATTTTCGTTTAGTATCAGCGACATATTTCTCCCAAAATTATTTGTTATGCTTCAGCCTCTTCCTCAATAGGTCCATAGATGTCTTCCCAGTTAAGAGCTTTATTAGTAACCAACATAATCTTTTTAGCTTGTTTGACTGTAGGTTGTCTTGTTCCATAATACCAAGAGCTGACTGCATGTACTGATACATCACATATCGTTGCAACATTCTCTTTGCCTCTGTTTTTTATATATTCTTGTAATTTATTCATGGCGTTATTATAGAGAAGCATTTTCATAATGTATATTTTTTTTTACATATTTGTATAAATTAATTTAAAAAAGTGTTTGACATTCTGAATCTTTATCTATTTAATTGGCAATGAACAAATTTAAAGAGAGATTTTATGAACGATATAAAAGAGAAAACCGAGTTCGACGAACTCCAAGAACTTATCGAAAGAAAGAAAAAGAATTTGCTATGGCAAAAGAAACTCCGTGAGGAATCTAAAGAGTTAGACATTGCAATAGCAAGACACCCAAGAGTAAACGATCAAGTAATTCAGCTTAGTAATACCGGGGGATCTCATCGAGTAACCCTTGATGATTTAGATTCTGATATTAAAGTTGAGTACCGTTTGAAGAAATCTTGGGATCAAGACTATGTTGCAAAGATACATGCCGAAGGCAAGGTGCCAGCTAATCTTTGGCCATTTCAAATAGAGTATAAAGAAGACAAAAGAAAAACTTCTACTCTAGCTGAACAACATCCATCCCATTACTATAAATTAGCTGAAGGTTTGACTACTGAAATATCAGATCGTCCATACGTCAGCTTTGTTGAAAAGAGGAAAACCAAATGAGTAAAAAAATAGAGATGACTTCCGCACAAAGCGAGTCTAAGGAAAAGTTGTTTGCCGATGCTTACGACTATTATGCAAAACATTATTTCAATATTAATGACTTTGTAAAAGCAGTAGATTATTTAAGAGCAGATGGTTTGAGTTTTGCTCATATTGCAAAGATCTCAGGCATGACTCACAAAAGTCTCATGCAATTTTATTATCGAGATCAAATCGAACCACATGCTAGAACCAAAGGCAAAGCTAATTTCTTAATAGACTTTGTTGCTACCATGAAAAAATTAGGTACAGAAGTAGTTCCAGGGAGGTACAACAATGCCAAGTCTTGAAGATGAATTATTATCTGGCTTAGAGCCCGGTCCAGTGAGAATGAATATCGGTGGTGTAGATGGCATAGGTAAAAGTACCTTCGGCTCTCAAGCACCTAATCCAGTTTTTATTTGTACCGAGAAAGGTACAGCATTTTTAAATGTTAAGAAGTTTCCATTGTGTGAAAAGTATCAAGACATTATTGATTGCATAAAGAAACTTGCCACTATGGATCATGACCGTAAAACAGTTGTCCTAGATACTACAGACTGGGCAGAGATTCTTACTCATGAAGCTGTGTGTGAAGAAAAAAATGTATCTGGTATCGAAGAGATTACTTATGGTAAAGGCTACACCGCGGCTAGAGAAAAGTTTAGAAAGATTTTAAGAGGTTTGGATATCTTGCATGACCAAAAGAAGATGAATGTCATCTTGCTTTCGCATGTAGATATTAGAACTTTTAACGACCCAGAGAGAGAACCTTATGATAGGTATCAATTGAAGTTGCACAACAAGACAGCTTCTATTATTAGAGAATGGGTCGATTTCAATTTCTTTGCGAACCATCAAGTTCGTACTGTGAAAGAAGGGAAGGGCTTCAACGAGCAGACAAGGGCACTTGCCATGGGTGATCCTATGTTGTTTACGAAGTTCTCTCCCGCCTTTGACGCGAAGAGACGAGTTCCTCTTCCAGATAAGATAGAACTCAAATGGGATTCGTTTTACGACGAATATAAAAAATCAATTAAAAATCTGTCGGAGGCATAAAGTGTCAGAGGAGATTTTGTGTGACCACTGTGGAGAAGAAATTTTAGACGGTGGGTATAAATACAAAGGCCTTCTTTGTTGTACTTTATGTCTTCGCGAGGAGTTAAATTTATCATGAGTGATGACTTTGAAATAATGTTAGGCGAAGTGCCTGATCAAGAAGATGACTTTAAACCTATGCCTGCTGGCGACTATGAATTAGTTGCTAACAAATGGGAAAAGAGAACATCTAAAGCTGGAAATGCAATGGTTGAAATCGAGTTTCAAGTACTCGGTCCAAGCCATTCTAATAGAAAACTTTGGGAGTATTTTACTCTTGAAGGTAATGCTGTAACCGTAACCGCTAGGAAAATTAAAGCTTGGCGTAAAGCGTTAGGGTTAAGCACCGATGTCAGTTTCAATGCTAGTGCCTTGGACGAAATGATTAACAATCCTTTCCAAGCCAAGATCAAAATTGAACCTGGAACAAATGGGTACGAGGACAGTAATAAGATACAAGATTATTTAGCCAAAGGTACATCATCTACATCTGAGGAAGCGCCTGCGGCGAAACCTTTACAAGAAGAAGATGACGCTATGCCTTGGGATAAATAACTGGGTCATCTCCCAAAAAAGTCCTACCGAGCAAGTTAATTAATACGAGCGGCGTTACGAGCTCGGTAGGCACACATTAGGAAACAAATATGATTGATGATAAAAAATTAGTCGCTAACTCTGAGAAGTTGTTAGCAAAAATATATAAGTTAAACAATCACATACTGCCAGTTGAATTATTTGACGAAGTTGCGGCTTGTGTTGTTTCGATAAACAGATTAAAGAGAGCGAAGGTGTTATATGAAAGAAGACAAAATAGATTTGGAAGTGATCTCCAAGAAGGAATTGTTAGAAGAATTACGAATGCACATGATGTCATTCAACAAAAGAATGGGAGAAATCAAAAGTCCACATAAATTATTAGAAGTATTATTAACCTATGTTTGTTGCGTCACTTACGACGTATTGGAACACAGTACCAATGAAGCAACGATGTTGATCGGTGCATCCTGGGGCAGAGTCATTAACGATATTGCTAAAGAAAAAGGCATGACTAGAAAAGAAGTTTTCTTTCAAGCAGATATGCTAGGCAATTTAGCTGGAGGAGCTAACACCGATTGGAACTCTATGAATGAAGATTATGTAATAGATCCAGAGGAGCTTGATGAAGAAGAAGTACTCGACGCTGTTAAACTTCAAATGGAAAG